AGGGGGGGGTGGGGCGAGGTGGAAAAGCCGATCAACAGGAAACCCGCGCCAAAGCTTCTTTTTCACACAGACCAGTTTGAGACATAGGGTAGGGGTGCTGACCTAAAATGCGCAAACCTGTTTACTCCCAGGTCTTCGCCGGATGCGCTGACGCTGAGGAGCGTGCGGCCCTGGCGGATGCGGAATGGAAGGCGCTTTGCGAGGATGTCGAAGTTCGCGGCCAGATGACCGACCAGCGAAAGCGGATTATCGACCGGCTGGTGCGCGAGCGGGTCGAGTACGAGTTTCTCTACCCCGAAGTCGCGGCGACTGGCGCGGTGACGGTCGGCCCGAACGGCGGCGCCGTGTTCAACTTCCAATGGTCGGCCTTGCAGAAGATCAAGGACCAGATCGCCAAGCTGGAAACCGCGTTGAGGATCCCCGTTGACCAAAGCAGCGAAGGCAAGAAGCCCGAAAAAGCGGTCACCCCGGCAGACAGCTACCTCTCCCGAGCTAGAGCCAACTAGCGAATATGCGCGGCGGGTACTGGACGGCGAAATAGTTGCGGGCAAGTTCGTCCGGCTGGCGTGTGAACGCCACTTCGAGGATCTGGAAACCGGCGCTGCTCGCGGTCTGTATTTCGATGAGGCGAAGGCCAAGGAGGCGATAGACTTTTTCCCGGCCATGTTCACCATCACGGATGGACCTCTGGCCGGCCAGCCTTTCGAGCTCCTGGACTGGCACAAGTTCGTGGTCGGTTCGCTGTTCGGGTGGCACAAGGGCGGGCGCCTGCGGTTTAGGACGGTATGGTTGGAGACCGGAAAAGGTCAGGCCAAGTCTCCGCTGATGGGTGGGATCGCTCTCTACGTCGCGGGGTTCTTCGGCAAGAAGCGGGCGCAATGCTACGCCTTCGCCTCCAAGCTGGACCAAGCCAAGATCCCGTTCAAGGACGCGGCGGCGTTGTGCCGGGCGGAAATACCGGGCCACGGCGAGAGCCTTGAAGACAAGGAAATCGTGTTCGTCTCTGGCAAGGGCGAGAACGCTTGGCGCATCGAGTTCGTTGACACCGGGTCATTCTTCGAGGCCAAGGCGACCACGGACAGTCTATCCGGACCCCGCCCGGATGTGGCGCTTGGCGATGAGATCCACGAGCTGACCTCGAACAAGGCGATTGAGTTGTGGGCTGCGGGGATCGCGAAGAAGGCCGGGTCCGCGTTCATTCTTCTAGGCACGAACACCCCGGCCATTGACCAGATCGTCGGGACCGAACACTCCGAATACAATCAGCGGATGCTGGAGAAAGTTTTCGATGACGACGAGGCGCTAGCCTACATCGCGCGCGTCGATGATGAGGACGATCCTTTCCACGACGAAGGGTGCTGGGTCAAGTCGCTGCCCGCGTTGGGCGTGACGTTCGGATATGAGAACCTCCGCGGCGAAGTTCATCGGGCGAAGAACGACGAAGGCAAGCGGCTATCCGTTTCGCGGCTATACTTCGGAATCCCGGTTGGTTCGTCGGGTTTCTGGGTCGATGAGGCGTCCTGGCGCGCGTGCATCGGTGAAGTGACAGACGAGATGACGGAGGGCAAGAAGTGCTTTCTGTCGCTGGACCTCTCGGAGAAAAACGACCTCACCGCCCTTGGCGCGGTTTGGAAGGACGACGCGGACCGCCTCACCGCGCGGTGCTGGTACTGGACCACGCCCGCGGGGTTGGAGCGGCGTTCCGCGCATGACCGCATCCCGTATCGGACCTATGTGGAGAAAGGCGAGCTTGAGATCACGCAATCTGCGGTGGTCGATTACGAGTTCGTCGCCATGCAGATCAAGCGCATGACCGCCGAGCATGACGTGGACAGCCTGACGATCGACCCGAGTTTCTGGGAGAAGTTCCGCGACGCCTGCGATCGGGTTGGGCTGGCGGTCTGGGTCTATAAGGGGCCGGAGGAACCCGAGGGCGATGGCCTCAAGGTGGTCCGGCACAGCCAAGGCACAAAGGTCGCTTTCGGAGAGCGCAACTTGTGTATGCCGCACTCGATTTCGCGGTTCACTGACAAGGTTGTGGCTGGTGAAATCCTCATCGCGGACAACCGGCTGACGCAATACTGCGCGGCGAACACGGTCATCAAGACTGACCCAATGGGAAACCAGATGTTCGACAAGTCGCGTCAGCGCGGTCGGATGGACGGCATGGTCGCTCTCGCGATGGCTGTCGGCGCCTCGGAAGGCGTCAAGGGCGAAGTCAAGCCCGAATATCAGATGTTCGTCCTTTAGGGGCGCAACCAGGAGGCCCATCCCATGAAGGACGTGGCTAACGGCGCCGTTGAGCGCCGCGCATTCTCTACGCTTGAAATCAAGGCGATTGACGAAGAGGCCGGAGAGATCCGCGGCATCGCGTCAACGCCTTCGCCTGACCGGATGGACGATGTTGTCGTACCGGAGGGCGCTTCGTTCAAACTTCCTCTGCCGCTTCTCTGGCAGCACAACCACAGCGACCCCATCGGCCACGTCACCCGCGCGACGGTGACGGCAGCGGGTATCGAGGTGGTCGCCACGGTCCAGCGCGGGGTCACGGCGGAGATCGACCGGTATTGGTCCCTCATCAAAGCGGGGTTGGTTCGCGGTCTGTCCATCGGCTTCCGGGGTCTGGAGGCAGAGGACATCGACGGATCCTGGGGCCGCAAGTTCACGAAATGGGAGTGGCTGGAGCTTTCCGCCGTCACCATCCCGGCGAACGCGGAAGCGTCCATCGTCAACGTCAAGCATTACGCGGATCGGCCTTTGTCGTCCGCAGAGAAATCGGCGGCACTGTCCGCAGATCCGCCCGTTGCCGCGTCTGGCACCAAGGGCACCAAGCCGGTCGGCGTCTCGACCCCTCGAAAACCAGTCAGCCTTAGAAAGGGTAATGACATGACTTACGCAGAACAGATCGCTGCGTTCGAGGCCAAACGCGCCGCGAACGTCGCCCGCATGGATGAAATCCAGAACGCAGCCTCCGACCGTGGCGAGAGCAAGACCGCCGACGAGCGGGAAGAGTTCAACGACCTCAAGGCAGAGGTCAAGACCATCGACGATGAACTGACCGACCTGCGCGACATGCAGGCCGTGTCGGTGTCGAAGGCCAAGCCGGCTTCCGAAGCCAAGGGCGTCGAGGCCGGATCCAACCTCCGCGACCCGCGCGCCCCCGCCAAGGTGAAGAAGTCCGAGAACCTGCCGAAAGGCGTCGCGTTCGCGCGCATCGCCAAGGTCAAGGCCCTTGCCGCGTTGGAGCACGAGAGTACCCGCGATGTCGCCAAGGCCCTATACGGCGAGGACTCTGGCGCTTATGGTTTCTACTCCAAGGCGGCGGTTGCCGGCGCGAACACGCAGACCCCTTCTTGGGCTGGCGACCTCATCACGGACGGCGGCGCGTTTGCCGACTTCGTTGAGTACCTGCGTCCGCGCACCATCCTCGGCCAGTTCGGCGCGGGCAACATCCCGAGCCTGCGGACCGTTCCGTTTGACACTCCGTTCGTCGTGCAGACGACTGGCGGCGACGGTTATTGGGTCGGTGAGGGGAAGGCCAAGCCGCTGACCAAGTTCGACGTGACCCGGCAGATCCTTCGCCCGCACAAGGTCGCGAACATCGCGGCGGCGACGGACGAGATGCTTCGGCGCGCCTCGCTTCCGGCTGACGAATGGATCCGCGACCAGCTTGCGAACGCGCTTCGTGCGCGTCTCGACAGCGACTTCGTGAACCCGGACAAGGCTGCGGTCAGCGATGTTTCCCCGGCGTCGATCACCAACGGCGTCACGCCCATCCTGTCGTCGGGTTCGTCCGCCGATGCGATCCGTGACGACATGAAGGCCCTGTCGGCTGCGTTCCGCGCGCAGAACGACACCACGTCGGGCACCGTATGGCTGATGCCGGAAGGCGTCGCGGAGGCTCTGTCGTTCATGCAGAACCCGCTCGGCCAGCAAGAGTTCTCTGGCATCAGCGCGGAGGGTGGGACGTTCCTCGGGAAGCCGGTCATCACGTCTGAGTATATGCCAGCGGACTACGAGGCGGATGGCACCGGCGCTCCCGGTGTGACTGGCGCGGTTGTCGCGCTGGTGAAGGCGCAGGACATCTATTTCGCAGACGAAGGCGGTGTCTCGGTGGACTTCTCCCGCGAGGCTTCGCTTGAGATGAACGATGCGCCGACCGCGAACGGCATCACCGGCAGCGGAAGCTCGATGGTCAGCATGTGGCAGAACAACATGGTGGCCTTCCGCGCCGAGCGCATCCTTTCGTGGATGAAGCGCCGCGACCAAGCCGTCGCCGTGCTCGGCAACGTGAACTGGGGCTAATGCCTCACCGGCGACGGGCTATGACGGCCCGTCGCCAACCTGAACCGACCGGAGACTGTCGCCATGGCTGACTATTACACTCGCGCCCTCAAGTCGCGTGATCCCCGGTACAAGACCGCCCTTGACCGCATGGGCTACAACACCCGGCAGATGGTCGCGGACGAACCCAAGGCCGAGGATCTGACGGAGCTTCGCGCGGCCTACGCCGACGCGGTGGGCAAGAAAGCCTACCACGGCTGGGACGCGGACACGCTGCGGGAAAAGATCAAGGAAGCCGAGACCGC